TCCAAATCCTTTATCACCTGAAAGACTACCAGCTCCTGCGTCCATGCCACCACCTTGTAAGTGAACACGGCCACCGTTTTGCATACCACCAATAGGCACGCTCTCAGGACCACCTCCCTCGCCACCAAAAAGATATTTAAAAAAATCTGTTTCATATTCATAGTCTTCTATGGGTGTATTTAAAAGTTTGTTATATTGCTCAAGAAACAAGTTACCTCCCCCTTTAAGAACATCAGTTACAAAAGGTGCAGTTTCTCTATAAACATCTCCAATAACGTTTAAAGGAGTGGCAAATTCATCTGGTTTAACACCCTCTGTAAGCTCATCTTTAATAAACTGAACTCCCTCTCCAGGTGCCTCAATTATATTTTCTATTACTTCTTCTACCTCTGGTTTAAAATCAGCATAATCAGATATACTTTGAGCAACGTTTTCTGCAAATGTTGTTGGAAAGGTATTTTGCATTTGAGTGTCTGGGTTAAATCCAGAAGTCACTTGTAGTTTTGGGTCCTCCGTAGAACCATCATCACCTAACATCATGGCGTCCAACAAAGCCTGAAGTCTAGCCTGTTGGTCTGCTTCAGCTCTTCTTTGTCTAATTAAATCTAATCCAGGATTGCCAATAGCATCAGCCATGTCTGCATAGCCAGTGCGATCAACACCGCCTTGCATCATTCTTAATCCGTCACCTATACTTACCATTATTCACCTGTCATAAAAGTTGATTTCATCTGTTTAATTCCGTCTTTTGCAAGAGATACACTGGCTCGCATTTTAGCATGGTCATCATTCTGCTCTAATTTGTCCTCTGCGATCTCTTTTGCTTGCATCATTTTAGCTCGTTCTAAGTTTAATTTACTGTCTGCTTCTTCTTGTCTAGCTTGTTCTTCACGTGCTTTTAAGTCTAATTCTCTGTCTTTTAGTTTTAATAATGGATCATTTTCAACTTGATTCAACACTTCTTTTTCTGCTTTTGCATAATCATCAGTAAATTCTGCTATTAACTGTGCTTTTCTAGCTTCTGTTTTCATATTAAAATTAGTTTCTGCTTCAAAAATCTGTTGCACTTGAGGATTTTGTTGTAACTGCTGTTGTAACTGCGGATTTTCTTGTGCTTGCTGCACTAGAGGTTGTATTTGCGTCTGTAGTTGTTGCAATCTTTGTTTTTCTTCCATGAATTCTAGATCAACTTGCTCTGCAGCCATCAAAAGTATGTGCTCCATGCAGTTTTGTTGCAATGTAGCCATAGCTTGTGGATTATTTCTAATAACCATCGTGCCCATGAACTGTAAATGTGATCTCATGTGCGCTTGATGGTCTTGCCTTGGAAAAGCTTGTATCTTTTTGCCGTTCAACGCCATAATATTCTCTGTTGCTGGGTCCATCGCCTGTGGTTGTGGCGGTGGTGGTAGTAATTGATCGATATCTTTAACTCCAAGAGCCTCATACATGTGTCTGTATGCGTGATAAATGTTGTGCATCTGCGGATTTGTCATAGCAATCTGCATTTCTGCTTGTGCAACGCTAATTCTTTGCGTTTGTGAGAAGATATTTGGGTCTGCTACGGGTATAATATCTACTTTTGCATCAAAATCTGTCTTAAATATCTGGTTTTGACCACCAACTACATCATAAGGGTACATATTTGGTAGGTAAGTTATGAAATTTTTAGCTAAAAGTGCAAATTCTGACTTCATCGCTGCATATAGTCTCTTGTGAATAGCTGACATAACCCGCGATCCACGCTCCAAGAGCGCTACGGTTGTACCTACAGCTGCACTTTGGTTACCATCACCCACTTGCATATCTGCAATACTCGCGAATCGCTGACCTGCTTGCACAACTGCACCCATTAATTGCAATAGTGTAGCGTCTGGACCTTTGAAAGGTAGTATTTGAAACGCATCTTTTAGATTTCCACCAGGTGCATCAACGTCACGGAACTCGCCCGGCTGCAACGGTTGAGCTTCGTCTCTGACCCTGATGCCTCGCATCTTGAATCCGGCTGGTAAATTAGACAAGGTGCCGGCATCTAAGAGCTGTCTTAGTGCGGCAGTGGCAGTTCTTGACAAACCGCCAATCATGTGGATTAAGCCGAACCCGTAAAATCCGAGTCCTGGTAGAAATTTAAAATGAACGAAATAGTCTTGACGTTTTTTAGTCATGTCAGTTTCGTTCCAATTACGTTTTATAGATAAAACCTCTCCTGTATCTTCTTTGACAGTTACGATGTATGGAAACTTAATTCCTGTTGACTCGTTTGTCTTTGGATCGATGTCCTCGTAGCCTGGAACTTCTATGTGCACGTGAGCTTCTAATATAGAACATACTTCATCAGACTTTGGATACACACCACCAAGTTTATTTTTAGCTTCTTCAATTTCGCCTTCATTGTAAGTAGACTCATCATCCATGTCTGTCTCTTTGAAGATGCCAGCTAGCTGATGTTGACGAACATCGTTTGTTGTCATTTTTATTTTGTGAATAATTGTTTCTGTGTCATCTAATGATGTTGACGTGTAAGGCACATACAAATCCTCTGCAGGCACAAACTTAGAGACGCTTCTGCCAAGAATTGCATCGTAGTAAACTTTTTTAAAAGTAGAACCTGATAGTGGTAAATTAAATAACATCTGATCAAACTCTGGTTCATACTCTTTCATGTTTACCATAAGTTGATAGTTCATAAACTCTTTGACTCTGTGCGCTTGTGCAACTTTTTGTGAAGACTCTAATCCTATAATCTGTGTTCTAACCGGACCACTCGCTGGCATAAGTTCTTTGTATGCCAAAGCTTGAAACTGTGTGACTGCTTCAGCCAACACTGGGTGTGTTGCACCTGATGCACCTTGAAATGGCTCTGATCTGTCTTCGTATTTAAAACCAAGTAGGTCCAATCCTTTTTTGTAACCTTGCTCCCATTCATCTCTTGATGACGCACACTCATCAAAAAGTTCCATAACCTCTGATGATATCTCTGCTAAAACACCTTCTTCTAAAAATTCTGCTAGGTTTGAGTTATGCATCTCAGCGCCTTGCATTTGCTCTGCTTGTGGATCAAAGTCCACAATGGCTCCACCGTCCTGCAGCATTTGTACCTCAACATCTCCTGTAGGATTTAAGTCTTGTGCCTCTAGCTCTACCTCTTCAGGTAAAATTTCTTTTGGCATTTTTACGTCATCAGTTTTTTCTATAGCCATTACATTGCCTTCCTTTGAAATAATGTTTCTACACCACCACCTTGATTAAAACCAAACCTTTTATCATAACCCTCCATCAATAACATATCAATTAGATCTTCAGGAACCTCCTCTGGTCTAATCCCCATGTTGTATGAAAAGTCTGCACGGATAGCTTCTCTACGCACAACCAGATCCATTTGTGCAGCTGTTAGTTTATCATACCTTGGATCAGTCGCTATCATGTCTCTAATTTCATCAATAGTCATTCTATCCTCGGGTGTGCCTTTTCTAATTATTGTTCCAGTATCAGGATCACGTATCTCCCTCAATCTTTCTAAATCTGTGTCTGGGTCTCTAATAACATTTTCTATTTGTTTTTTGTCTGCAACTTTATCTGGTGCCCTCATACCCAAAGCTTTTAAGATAGCCATCAGCCCGCCTGTCTTTGCGCCAATACGACCACCTGCTGCTTGTTTAGTTCTTGTTAACATTTTTCTAGCTATCTCAGCTGCCTCTACAGGATCATATCCGTCCTCTACTAATCTTCTGTAAACCTCGATTGACTTTGTAGCTTCGTCAGCTTCAATAGCAGTAAACTTAGCTTTAGTTCTTGCTTCATCTAATAGGTTATCAATACCAGACTTAACAGGAGCAACATCGATAGTTTGACCTTTGTCAGCTAATATTGTGCCCTCGTCAAAAACGGTAGGTCTAGGATTTTCGTAAACGGGTTTACCTGTGTTGTAGTTTGTTGTTCCTGACATCTCACCAAAGTTTTTTCCGTACAAAGCTTTGTCTCCTGGTCCACCAGGTAGATCCGTTAACTTCATGCCACTGTCGTTTATTTTAGTATAACGATCCGCGGCCCCCGCTCCACGTCTATTGAAACTAAACGGGTGATACTGTAACCTCTCGCTTGATGTATAACGTGACTCAAGCATATTAACTAAATCATCTAATTTAGATTCACCCTCTCTTGTAAACATTTTCTCTAGTTCTGGGTTATTGTATCTATCTTCAAGAATACGAAAAACTTCTTTAACTTCTTTTTCTCCAAACTCTTTGACTATGTTTTCTGTAAATATTCTTGACTTAACAGTTCCCTCTGTGGTTGCTTTTGCAACTTCCTTGCCTTTGCTTTTAAATAAAGATGCAAGTCCTTTTAGTAAACCGCCCTTGACCATGCCAACACGACCACCATCAGCTTGCTTTGTCATTTTTTTTGGATCTAGTTGTCTTAGTTTAAATAAATCAAATTCTTTTCTAGCTTCGCCCATCACTTCATCCATGACACTCTGTTCAAAAATATCTTTCATAAATTCTGATTTTTTATTTGGGAGTATTGTGTTAGTTGTAACTATTAATGCAAGTGGCTCATCGTCTCCTGGTAAAACTCTTTTTGGATCTCTTGGTTGATACCCCTCGTTGACATAGTTTCTAAGAGCTGACCTAGTTTGATCAGGATCCATCGCATACTTATCTTTCATCTCTTCGATAAAATCATTTAACTTTTTAGCTAAAGCTTTTCCTAATTTTGCTTTTACCATTAGTAGTATGTCCTCTGTTGCTGTGGCAACGGCTCATCTTCATAGTCTTCTGGATGATCTACGAAACCACCTTGTCTAAATCTCATTACGGCTTGAGTCATGCTGTCCACTAAGTCATCATGTTCACCTAGTGGGAATGCAGCGCATTCCTCTATAACCTCTTCAGCAAATTCCCGGTCCGGTGCCCAAATCATACCTGACTCGAACAATGGCGCCACGGCATTTACTCTAGTATGTTTATCATTTCCCTTGCTAGGTGTAAAGTTAATAACGGGTATGCCAAGCTTGCGCATTTCGTACGTTAATGGCAAACCACTTGCTTTTGCTTCAATAATCACGGACTCTGGTTTCCAATAATCGTATTGTTCTTTTGCTATTCTACGCAGCTCTGGGAACTCGTATCGATCTTTTATCATGTCAACAAGTATTAGTTGTGGTGCTGTATCTTCGTTTTCTTGAAACACTCCCCATGTGGTTATGGCAGAATAGTCTGCAGTTTCTTTCTTCATAAATGCTGTATCGTAAGATTGTATGACATGCATCAAAGGTGGTAGTTCATCTTTCTCCCATACTCGCCACCATTCTCTTTTTATTATACTACCTTCTTCTGCTGTCGGATTCTGTTGGTATTGTGCATTCCATTTTTGTATACTAACGGATGCTTTCACTGCTTCTAATTCTTCTTTTTTCCAATAGCCTGGCCATGTCGGATTACCTGACGGTAAGATTGCCGGAAACTCAATTACCTCCCATTGGTCTGCTTTTGGTTCTTTCTGTGCTTTTTGTAGTTTACCTGTTAAGTCTGCTACATTCCATCTTGTCATAACCAAAATAATTCTACCACCAGGTTGTAAACGTTGTCGTGGTCCTGATGTATACCATTCGTAAACTCTATCGTATGATGCCATGTTCATCGCATCTTGTTCCGAGTGTGGATCGTCAATGATGAGTAGATCCGCACCACGACCTGTGATTGATCCGCCAACACCGGCTGCATAATATTCGCCGCCTTGTGCTGTTTCCCATTTACCTGCAGCTTGTGAGTCTTCTCTGAGTCTTGTGTTAAATACTCTTTGATAGTCCTCTGTATCAATCAATGTTTTTGCTTTAC